CCTGTCCGAACGCAGATGCGTCCCGCATCCCTCGCTTGAGATCGAAGCCCTTGGGCGTTTTGCACAGAGCATCGTCCCCCGCGGTCCACAACCAGTCCCTGCCACGGTCGAAATCCCCAAATTGGCGGATCGACTGCAACGCCCGGATCCTGGCTGTGTGCCTCGAGTTTAAAGAGAACGTGATGAGTGAACCAGAACGTTGAATTCCGGGAAGTGTCTGTTTGTACACCCACCCATCACCAAAGATGACGGAATTCTGGTAAGTCCGACGGTACACTTCGCTGTAAAGCAGCCAGAATTTCTCCGACTCGTGACCGTCATTTGGATTTTCACACAGATCTTTCCGATCATCACTGTCCATCTGGATGACGTGGTGATTGACCGTCATGTCAAACCCCGAGCAATCAGTGGCGAATAAGTTGAACTCTCCAGTCTTCTCATCGCCCAGTGCCCGGACCATGGTATGAGCATGGCCCCCCTTCAGTCCGACCGTGGCGCACGGCACTTTCTGCCCCGCGTCATGTTCAGCCACCAAAGAAGGAAGAAAAACAATTCGCTGAAGAATCTGGCAGATGACTGAGTTCCCCCAAATCAACCGCCAGGCTTTCTCCTCTTTCTTTTTGAGCTTGTGGCCCTCGGTCTTGATGAACAAATGATCCGGCTCCCAATCCAAGACCCCAGTCGCGTAGAATTTCTCTAAACGCTGTTTGACTTGGGCCAAGATGACTTCAATGCCAACTTTCCTGACATAGTCACCGATGGTGCCGGCTTCGGTGTTGAACGGCCATCCAGGAGACGCTTTCATGTTCAAATCTCGAATCAAAGAGGTCAGATACCAATCTGAACCCCAATTGTCTGGAATTTCCCATGTCGCATCCCTGTAATAGCTGAACATTGCTAGCCGCAGCTGGGATTTCTCCTCATCTGTGACTTCGCACACCTGATTGAACCGCTTCTCAACTTGCGAGACTGCACTGTCGTACTGTGCGTCGACAGATCTGTCCGGCCAAACCAACTCCCCAGGGATTTCCCAGGGAATCCGCTCATCGATAACGGGCTCGTCCTGCGGTATCGGGTTTCGCTTCTCGCGGTGTGACCGCTCGAAGGGCCCGAATTTTACTGGCCGTTCTTTGGTGGAACGTTTGCTCTCAACTCCTCCAGAGACTTGGCCAGAACCTTGGACAGCTCCGTCGGCACCAGGATCGCTGTCTGCTTCTCTGGTGCCGACCGAAAAGTTTCCGCCTTCCGACAGATGAAGCACTTGTCAAAATTTTTTGACTTGACTTCAGCAGTTTTGCACTCAGTGCAAATCTTCTGCTTCTTTTCGGCTCCTTTCTTCGTCTTTGACTCCCGTTTTTCAGTGCTAGGCTTCACAGCTTTAGCCACCGCTTCTTGGACAGTCTTGGCGAGAGCATCAGCTTCAGCTTTCGCTTTAGCCTTCTGCTCTTTTTCGGAGCGGAGTTTCTCGTCTCGGACGCGCTTCGCCTCGGCGATAGCCTTCTGAGTCTCCTCATTGGCCTCTTTGAGCACTTTCTCCTTGACGAGAATCGCATAGCAACCAACACAGCGGCCCTCAAGAACGGCTGGCAAAGCGCACCCA